TTCAGGAGACTCAATCATATGTTGATCACGAAGCCAATTTGTCTTAAACACAACAAAAAATTCTGTGTGATTAAGTCCAGGTTTATCACTAGCACCATATGAATTAGAAACTACAATATCTGTAGTTTTAAGACGGTTAAAAGTATCCCATTCGTACTCAATATCATTAAGTTCAACGGGTTTTATACCACCTTTTTGACCTTCTGTTAGGAAAGACAATGGAAATCTTTTATCTTCACGACCTGCAAGGTGTGTGATTACAGGATTTATCTTATCGGGCTTTGTTAACAATGCACGTGTAAGTGTATCCTGATCTGTAAAAGACGAACCATCATAACCATCGCTATAAAGGACACGAGCTGTATTACTAGACATTTTTTAAGTTTTAAAATTAATATTCAATTATAAAAATTTGCCAAGATCGACATCATCTAGGCTTAACAAGCCTTCAGGATTTTGACGTGATTGACTTTGAGTAGAAGTAGATTTACTTAGAAGTTCTCTAAGAGATTTTACTTTTTCTTTTTGAGCTAAATCTTTTGCTAAATCTGCAACACTCAATTTTTTAAACAATAGATAATCCATCATAATAGCATCTTCATCACTAAGATTTTGATAGTCAAGTCTAGCTTGACTATTACCGTTAGCATCAACAGAAGAAGCACGATACTTATGAAACGTATCAGCAGTAGTTTTATCTAATTTTATAGTACCCGCAGTAGTAACAATTTGACCACTTTTAACTTTAGCTTCTTGAGCTAACCAGTAATCTTTAATTTGTTTTGTTTCTGCTTGTTGACTTAATGCAATCTGACTTTCTTGAGCAGCCATCTTTTGTGCATCTATACCAACTAATTCTTTTTTAGCATTTGTAGCTTCAATAAAGGAATCTTTAGTTTCTACAATATTTGTAGCTACTGTACTAGCAAGTTCTTTAGGAATACCTCTAGCAACTAAAGAATCAACAATAATAGATTTATGTTGAGCAGTATCTTCTTTTGCAATATTTACACTATTCCAATCTTTACTTCCTGATAAATCTTCAAGTTTTCCACCTGTAGCAAGTGTAGTATAAATTCTACGAAATTGCGGATGTGAATCTAAAAGAGAATCTATACCACTTTGTCTTTGTGATATAGAATAATCTGATAAGTAATCTTTTACACTAGTGTATTTTTTAGGTGCATTATTTTCATCTAAAGGACTAAAACCAAGATTGCTGCTAAGAGCTTTAAGTGTTTTATCAAGACCAGTACTATCGCTAGTATCAACATCCTTACCAAACTCTTTTTCCAGTGTGTCAATGTCTGCCAAAACAGTACCATTTGCATCAACAGCGTTTCCTTTATCATCAAATTTAATAGCTTTGTATTTCTTTAAAATACTATCACGAAATTTATCTTCTGCAGATTTATTATCGTCACTATCATCATCGTTGTTACTGTCACCATCATCGTTAGACGCTGTATATTCAGTACCATCAATGTTTACGCGTTGACCTTCTACATTTTTATATGTACCATCATCGTTTTTACTAACACCTTCACCAAGTGAAGAATCATCTTCATTACCTGTATCAAGTGTATCTATAAGACCGTCAAGGTCTAAACCATCCAAATCTATTTCTTCTGACATAATCAAATATATTACTTTATGTTTTTATATGAAACTTATAGTGTATTAAACTCCTAGTATATAAATCATGCTTACTTATTAGTAGCCTGATTAGCTTTATTTCTTTCAATTGCCATTTTATCATTATGTTGTTGACGTTTAAAGGCTAATTCTTCATCTTTTGTAGCATTTTCATTTGCAATACCATCGTTATCTGCATCATTATCTGCGCCTTGTAAGGAACGAATATTTGCAACTTCAATTGCTTCTCTGTATTGACTATCAGCAACATATTGACTAGTTTCAGATTGTTTATCAATTTTATATTTATCGCTTTCAGATTTAATTTTTGCTGTATTTTCGTCCATTTTCTTAAGACTCATATTATACTGACGCTCAATTTTATCTGCTTTATCAACAATAACTTTTATTTTAGCAAAATTATCTTCATCAATTAATTCAACTAATGTATTAGCTTTTAACCCATTTTGTAATAGTGGGTGTAATGCTGCTTTCAGCATCTCAATTTTTTCTTTTTCTTTTTTACTTACTTTATGAAATACATCATAATTATTTAAAGCATATACTTCAGGTTCAATATTTAAATAAACAGTATCTTGTAAGCTATTAACATATTTAGCTTTTTTACCATCTATCCAAGCAACACGAGAAGCATCTATTAAACCGGTTTTATCTTCTTCTTGAAATACAGTAAATTTACGAGATAATTCAGCAGTAATCATACCACTACGATGAAGAGCTTCTTGAGTAACAGCTTTACCATCTGAAGCTTTAGCTTCACCTAAACGTTGACGATTAAATCCTACAGTATCCCACCACTCATTTTTAATGTACTCTAATAGCTTAGTAATATCGGCTATATATTGACCTGTACTTAAATCAACGTCTTTTATAGCTTGTATAATTTGTTGAAATCTATCATGTGTTTCATCCCACCATAGCATACGAGTTGAATCAGCAGTATATAACCACTTATCATAACTCCAACCTTTAGGTTTAAGTCCTTTAGGCATTAACAATAGCTTACCTTTATTAGCAGCCATCATTAACTCTAAACGATAATGATAAATATTAAACAATACTTGAAACGGTAAACCCATTTTACCGTATGACACAATTTCAGATGAATATGTACTTTCAACAATACCTGAATAAGGCAATCTACATTTACTTGTATTATTAATATCTTGACGCTGTAAAGGAATAAGTTTCCAACAATTAGGACGTTTTACTTTACCTTTATCTGTTTCTTCTTGAACGTCACTACCTATACCAGGATATATATTTTCATCTAAACGATAACCTTCAGCAACTGCATTAATATATTCTGTATCAAGTTTAATATCACCTCTTGTTTTATCTAATTTATATGTTTCATCAACTTCTTTTTCACTTTCTTCACCTAACGCTGTAGTATAAGTTAAAATTTTAATCTTTTTTTGAGTTTTCCAAACAATATGAAACTCATAAATATAACTATCAAAAGATAAAGGATCTTGAGCCGTACTTATAAAAGTACCTGTTAAATCTCCAGGAATAACACTTTCATACTTTTTATTAAGTGCCTCTAAATCTTTAGTACTTAAATGTTTTCTATGTTTGTCTATAGCTTCACTAAAAGTTAATCTTTTTCTACGTACAGCAACATCTTTAAGTTCAACTGAACGTGTATTAGGGTCACCCGCAACCCACAATTCATCGGGTCTAACATATTCATAATGTACATCGTTAAAGCGTACATCTTTATATGAATAACAACGTCCTGTAATTATATAATCTTTCCAGCACTCTTGATGTTTATCATTTATACGGTTCGCATAAATTAAATACTCCAAAGCATTTTGACCTTGAATTGTAGCACTATCTTTAAAAGATTTTTTACGTTCATCCATAACTTGCGCTATAGGTGGAAGTTCTTCTTTTTCAGAACCTGTATCTATACCCAGTTCTTTTAATGTATTAGCAACACGAAGTTGAATTTCATTACGTAAGGTACTTGATAGAAATGTTAAATATTCATTTTCTGTTTCAGGATTGGTACTAATTACATTAGCACTACTAGGTTCAAATATCTTTTCTCCTGTCATTGCATCAATAACAGGTTTTAAAATATTTATACTTCGCATTTTTGCAGGTAAATTTCTAGGTACATTTTCCTCACTGTTATAAGGATTTGTCACATACTTGTACATATCAGCATCAATCTCCCCTTCATACGCTCTATAAATATCCGTTATTTGTGACAACGAATAATTAGAAAGTCCAGATTGTTCAACATAATAATCTATATTAGCTTTGCCCCATTCAAAACTTTTTTCTTTAAACGGAACAGCTTGTTTTGGAAGTGTACTACCCATTATATATATATTTCACGTTCAAAAAATTCATCATCATTATTATATTCACTTGCTTCAGCTTTATACATAATGTTATACATTTGTTCTTTTAAATCAAACATACCAACTAATAAAGCTGAAACCCTATCAAAGTTACCTTTTAAATTCCATGATAGCAATTCTTCTAAGGTAGGAATGTCCGTAAAATAATGATAGTTATATACGTCATTACCATAAGCATCTTTACTTCTAACAGTGTACAACCATTCTTTTAATGCTTTTGCCGCAACAGGTTTACGTTGAGCATTTTTACCAATAGACACACCAAATTTTCTACCTGTTTTTCCAGCTATTTCTTGATTCCATGCAATTTCTGGTTCAAGAGCTAACCTATCAGTATGTTTAAATCGTTTTGCATAAGGATATACTTCACCACGATCATTTTCATACTGAATTTTTCCATTTACATAGTTTGCAAGACTAAATAAATTTTCATTATAATCATCAACTTTAAATGGACGACCAACATATGCACCAACAATTACATCTCCTTTTGTTTTAGTAAATGTATTAGGTAGTTCATAAACAAAAGTAGCACCTAATGAATCTTTTAAACTACGATTATCTTCATCTTTGTCTGTAGCATATGGATCATGCCATAATCTATACAAGTCTTTAGGCGGTTTTCCATCTGCGCCTTTGAACATAGGATGGTATTCTACATAACAACCCTCTAAATCTTCACCAGTACGTGTAGGAAAATTAACAATAGGCTTATGCCTATCTGTTTCAACAAAGTTATAACCTTTATCTGTAGATATAATTTCACCATAACGGTTAGCATTTTTAAGAGTATCGTTATGCTTTATATTATCAAGATGTTCTTTAAGACCTGGGCTATAAAAGTAATTTTCTTCACTCTTAGTAAATGCTTCACTTGGACTGTTAGCACGTTGACCACACCAAATTAAATAATCTCCAGGAGTTTTAGATAGTTCTTTTTGTCGTTCTTTTGTTTTATTAAATACCTCATCAGCTTTATTAATTAAGCTGTTACCGTGTGCATCCATATAAGGAATCATATTCCTACGTTGTGGATGAAAAAATCCACAACCTGTATTACTTGCATTTTTATCCCATACGTTAGAAAAAATTAACATATTAAACAACTCGGGAGCATAAAACACTTTTTCAAAATCAACCCAGTTAGCACCTTTAGTACCACCCGTACCAAATATTGTAATAAGACCAGTAATTAAATCTCCATCTTCCAGTGTAGGTAACGTAACATCTAATGCTTCAATAAGATTTGGAAACTTACCAGCCTCCTCAAAGAAAATTTCTTCAGCATCTTTACCAATAGCTGCATCAGGATTATCTTGAAATGATACACCAATAATAGAACTTTTAAAACCATGTTCTTCTTGTGTACCTTTATATTTAAACCCTGAACGATAGAAATCTTTACTATCATTTAAACGATGTTTTTTCCAAGCAGTGTGAGTATTAATCCAATCAAGATATTTACGTACCATTGTCATAGTACCATCACCTTGTGTTAAATACTTCATATCAAAGGCGCCAATAACCGTTGTTCTATTAGGGAACATATCATACGTATTAGCAGCAACCCAAGCATTTTTATAACTATAACCCTTACGACGGGCTTTAGCTACAGTCATATGTTTACCTAATTCTTTACTCTTTTGTCTAGCATGAAAATAATAATAATCGCCATCCCAAAAATCAGGAAACGATAAATCTTTTTTACCAACTTTACGTGCATGAACTATATCTTTCAATGCTTCTTTAAGAACAGCTTCATCTGTACTAACTGTACGAATAATAGGCGCGTAATTTAAATAACCGTAATGTTCTCCAGTAATATGAACTTGTTGAAGATAATAACCTTCTTTATTATTGTGCATTAACTTACCAGGAAGAGTAACACCGTACATACGTTTACGTTCTTCCCTATCCCAAAATTCTTTATAATCTCTTTTATTATACACAGAATCAGCCTTTGTATATACTCCGTACTTTTTATAATAGTTACCTGCGGCACTAAGTTCGGAAGTATTTACAAAGGCTATTTCATCAAAAGTACAATGTCCTCTATCGTTAATTTTAACAGGACTTTTGTAAATTGTATTATCTATGTGACTTATTGCTATAGTTGACAAATCCTTCTACAATTGATAATGCTAATTCATTTCTATACGAATCTCGTAATAGATAATTTAAATCTCTTACGTTAGTCATAAAACCACTTTCTAAAAGAATCCAAATACC